CCGATTCGGGTATGCCAGTCTCCTCTTTTAATCCACGGTAGGCGCATACAATATCAGATTCAAACAGGTCGCGGCGACCCTTTGGAAACCCCCATTCAGGGCTTTCATATAGGGCCGGTTCCCGCCGGAGAAGTTCATTCAGATTAAAAGACTTCCCTTTAGAGCATACAACACCTTGCCGTAATTCCGTAAGTTTTTGTTTGGAACTTTGACGATTATTTGCATATCGCTGGGAACTAGTTAAATCACTCCCCCATAATTCATCCCAGATTGTATCAAAATCTTCATTCAATAGTAATCGGCGTTCATTGGGTGTCATTCCCCGCAATTGTTTACAGAGATATTCTGGATCATTCATTTTATATTTTCCTCTCATGATATCCATAAATCCAAGTGTATGTTTTCGTTGTATCATGAGAACCTGTGGTATCAAATTCGATGTACCAGTGGGGTGTCTGCTGTCCGTACAAAATGCAGCCTGTTGTGGCCAATCGGGTGTGCGACCTATCCACCGAAATACTAAAACACCATAACTGGAAACGGGCTCCAAACACGTACGAAATACATGCCCGGATTGCCCGCAATTTGAGCAATAATTTGCTTGTTTTTGACCTTGTAGTTCATTTGACATTTTTTATTTGTATTATCCTGTATGTACTATCAACTGCGTCTTAGGTGCTAAATATCATATATGTGATATATATAGAGGATATGCATATACCACCCGAAGTATGGGGACCATTTTTCTGGCACACAATTCACATTGCGGCCCTAGGGTATTCACAGGAGCCGAATTACAGCGAAAAAAAGGCTATGAAAGAGTTTTTTGAATCTCTGCAAATCATCATACCGTGCCCCATATGCCGTACACACTATACATCACACATGGCCAAACTTCCGATTGGTCCATCCTTAGATTCCAGAAAAGACTTATTTCGGTGGACAGTTGATCTGCACAATGACGTAAATACAATGTTGGGCAAGCGCAGTTATACGGAAACGGAGGTCTTACAGTATTATGCTAGGCTCGGTGCCAGAGGTGTTTCACCGGTGATAACGGCACAGGACTTTATGGAGGCAGATCAACAGGCTATCTTGAAGGGTGTCGCTGCAGGTATTGCGGTGAGCGCAATTATAGGGGGTGTCTTGTATTTCAATATGCCAAAGAACTAGATTATTTTCACACACTGCTCTTTTGAAAAAAGAGCCCAAAACCTTTTTGCGATCTTTTTTCTAAAAAGTGTATAGGATGCCCGTCTCAGACGAGGACTTATTTGAGGGTGTACAGATTCCGAAACAAGCTGTACACGCTGCAAAGGTGGCAGGTGTGAAACAAGTTGTCCTAGAGCCCAAACTCACAGAGGATCAGATCAAGGCCAGGGAGGGCACCTATTTCAGTGAGAAGGACGCAGACACTATTTTTGATACTGACGTAGATGTCTACGCCAAGGATCCTGAGGCACCTGGAGGCAAACGGCTCTTAGCCAGGCTCCGAAAAAATGTGATACCCCACGATGTGGTGAAACTCGCCTGGAAGAACTTTTACAATGCGGCATCCGCATCTCGTAACCGCGGCGCTGCTGCGGGGCCGATTGACTTGAAAAGCGCATATTGGAAAAAGCGGAAGCCAACGGAAATCAATGGGCATTCTGCGAGGTACATGGAGAATGGCAAGGTAAGCAAGATGCGGGTAAATAATAATGTGTTTTCATCCGTGTTAGGCTATTTTGAACAGACACCTTTCATGAAACTCCCCTGCCGACTGACATCATATACCCAAAAATACTTTGAACAATATAAGGCAGGTATACCTTATATCCAAGAAATAGATCAACTCTTCAAGAAGCTTGTCCCGGACAGATATCAAGTTCAGTACAAACAGGCAAAGGAGAACCAGAGCTTTCAGATTGCAGACACGGCGTTTTCATCGGTCACTATGAACCGCAATTTTCGCACGGGTCTTCACATGGATGATGGAGATATGCGGAAGGGCTTTGGAAATTTATCGGTGATTGAGCGAGGTAGGTACCACGGCGGATACACTCTGTTTCCGAGATATAAGGTCGGGTTTGATCTGAGGACGGGCGATTTCTTGGCCATGGATGTCCACGAGTGGCATTGTAATACAGAAATGCGAGAGACGGCGGAAGACAAGGCGTTCAATAAGAAGCTCCCTAATGTCTATCTGAATAACACGGAAACGGGCACACAAGGAATAGATAAGCCTTATAGTCGCCTTTCGTTTGTTTGCTATTTGCGAGAAAAATTAGTCAAATGTAAGGCAAGTGAGTCACTGCCATATTATAAGCGAATTGGATATAATCCCAAAACACAGACTCTGAGAAAACATGGTACAAAGGCTCAGCCCGAAGGAGAAAAACCAGGAGGAAGAAAAACAAGAAAGAAGAAGACAACTCTATGGTAGAGAATGACGGATCCTGGGCGTGCAAAGATAGCGGCAAATGCTTTAAAGGAAATTGAAACTATCGGAAAAAAGCTGGGTAAACCTGCGACAGTAGTAAATCCGAAAGTAGCCACGGCCCCTAGTGCGCCGACAAAGGTGAATGCTGCCGGTATTTCTGAACCGGTTGCTGGAAGTGGCCTTTTGCAAATAGTTATGTATACGATTGCTGGTATATTGGTACTGGGGATCGTATTAATGGTAGTAGACAGATGGTTCTATCCAATATTTAAAGTGGATCCCGGTGCCCCTGGGTTTGTAATTATACCCGGCACAGATACATCAGATCAATTTTGGACTAAACGGCAAGATGTGCGTAATATACGAATCGGTACAAGTAATGTTGATACTACCGTTGTTCCACAACCTCTAAGTTCAATCGTTTTGGAGGGTAAGACTTCTTATAGCATTACGATGGACATATTTATTGATGAAAACCAATTTATAAATATACCTCCAGCATCTCAGTTTAATCGCACATTTTTTATGATAGCACCTCCTTCTACAGGTGATAAACAGTTAGTGACAGATCCGGGCGTAGTTATAAAGGCTGAACTAAATCGTGATCTGAATAAGGTGCAAATTGTATGTATGGGAACGAGTGGTTTAATTCAAACTGCAGTAATTGATAATGTTCCTATGCATAAACCGTTTCGCATTGGTATAGTAAAAACACTGTATTCTATGGCAGCATACTTGAATGGTGAGTTAGTCCAGACGATTAAAATCAAATCAATTAGCGACCCAGTTGCTGGACAGAGTAGCACACTCAACCCTGGAACAAATGGAACTAGTTATGTAATCGCTCCTCAAAATATTGTTGGTGATACGGCATCACCTCCATCTGCGACAAATAGCACGGCACTAACTCTTTCAAAGGGTATACAAGTTTTGAATTTGAGATTATTTGAAGATAATATATCACCGAGTGAAATGAAGGCCAGAATGAGCGATTTAACGGATATAAGTGAGTTTAAACCCCTGCTACATAATACATAATAATAAATCATTAATTAGTAAGAGATAGATGCGCATATATTGGCTATTAGCAGCAATCGTACTCTTAACGTATAGCGTATATTACGGTACACGTTATTTAACCTTGCCTGCGCCGGCTAAAATATTAGGTGCAGAAATGATGCCGCTGTCAAAATCAACACAGGTGGCTACGAGTGATGATTTGAGCAAATTATGGGCAAATACGCCCGGCGCAACGCTTTGTTTTTATATAAATCCGCAAGTTAAAGATCGTACGGCAAATTTGAATGTTAGCGACAGCTATGCTACGGCAGTAGATATAGGGGGTAATCAATCATTGAAGGTATTATTAACTCCCGATGCGGGGCGTGATAATATGTCTGCACCTGTAATACTTGAAGTGTATACATACAACCAAGAATTGCCTGAAACAATAGATATACCTGGTTTATATTTACAGCGCTGGAGTTGTGTTATGATTGTAAAACAAGGGCGTAAATTCAATATATATGTAAACGGCAAGTTAGCTGCCTCTCATACATGCCTTTCTATGCCATTTTATGATACGGCCCAATCAATCCGTGTTGGAGATCCCGGTGCAAATGGTATATCATCACGCCTGGGAGGTAATATTGCACTAGTGAGCCTATTTCCTTACGCGATGAGATTGGAAGATGTACGGACATATGTATCGGAGACTATGGGCACAGATGGAAAACCGTATTTGTCTTCTGATTTGCCACAATTACCGAATCTTTCATGGGATACATTTACAAATTTATTTGCATGTCCGGGTGGAAATTGCGACAAGGCGAAAAATGCGGCTCCGATGGATATATGGAATTCTGAATACGCATAATCTATTCTAACAGAATAGAGTACAATGGAATCAGTCGGTGGAATGGGTGGCATGGCGTCTAATGTAGCGATGTTTGTGGTTGTAGGTATAGCTATTTATTACTTTTACAAATGGTTGAGTGGGGATGGTGAATCAAATGAGGAAATTATATTCAATCCGGTATACGCTGGAATGCCCGCTAAATCATCAAACGTATCTAAACCATTTGTTCCAACAGCCGTCTCAATATATCAAGGAGGCGAGTTCTCACTCAGTACATGGATATACATCGCGGACTGGACGGTAAATAAGGGTCAAAATAAGCCGTTTTTGACTGTCAGTGGAGGACCAGGGTTTGCCACGATGATAATGTACCTTGGACAAAATGTAAGCAAGCTGGGTATACGTGTAAGTACGGCCGGTAATGGTGGCAGTGGTGTATCAGGGTCTGATATTAAATTAGACACAAGGAGATTAAATAATATTCGCAATGTCAACGGGGGGGCCGCTGGAGCTGGATATAATGATAGCAGCTTAGAGAAATGTGATATTGAAAGTGTTGACCTGCAGCGCTGGGTAAATATCACAACCATCTTGAATGGTAAGACATTAGATGTATACATTGATGGCAAGATGTCGCGCAGTTGTGTACTAGACGGCATGTATTTAGTTGACAGCGCATCAGGTGGCTCTTTGTCTGTAACCCTTGGCGGCCTATTTGGATTCGGTGGTTTAATAGGCAAGACGAGTGTGGCCGATTTTGCCTATTCTCCGGATCGGGTCTACCAAATTTACCAAAGCGGTCCAAATGATACCAGCATCTGGACAAAGATAAAGAGCTATTTTGATCCTGCACAGTTCTCATTCTCTGTAAAAGTGAATAATCAAAATCTAGGTTCCGCATGAACATAATAAGGGCAGACTGGAATATTTCCTGTAAAAATGGTAAATTGCTAAAGTTTAATAGCAATTTATCATTTTTCATATGTTTGATAGATAGATGGACTTTACTGGTACAGATATTGTAACGCAGTTATTAACGGGTATTGCCGTTGTTATCTTATTATACATTGCTATGGCTATGGCCGAGTATTTATATAAGTCTTTTATGCACATGTGGAGGGACCGCGTTGAACTTTTCCCCGACACCTATGTTTCGGGTGCAAAGATGTTTACGGCAGTTCAAAACCCAAATAATCCTAAATCAAAAATGGCGCAGTTATCGGATAACCAGCGTTCCGGCGTAGAGTTCAGCTACTCTATGTTTATTAACTTGGACAGCGCCACATTTTCAAGCGGTACTGCTAAATTACACCACATCATGCATAAAGGCTACGGTCAATTCTATCCGTTGATGGGTCCAGGTATATTTTGCTGGGGTAACAAGAACACGCTCCGTATATATATGAACTCATATAATACATGGAATGAATACACTGAAATAGATAATATCCCCGTTGATAACTGGTTTCACCTGACAATCACCTGCAAAGGTACCACCATTTATATCTATATCAATGGCAATCTAAAACAAAAAATAAAGATGTCGGATAATACTCCGCCTTATCAAAATTATGGTGATGTATATTTGTTTAGTGGGAGGAAGAAGACTATAACACAGTCATCCGTATCATCGTTAGGTAATGAAGACAGCCTGACCTTTGATGGTGCTGCCAAGGGTATGGCGAGCCGTGTCTTCTACTTCAGTTATGCTCTTACATACAGTGAGATACAGTCTTTAATGAACATGGGGCCATCCTCCAAGGTGAACGGCGCAAATGCTTCCGTCATGACACCATATCTATCTGATACATGGTGGACCACGAATGGTACCCAATTAAGCAGTTAATACGTTTTGAAATCCTGTCACACAGCATCTAAACTGACATCTCATCTTGTTTCACAGGTACAAGAAGAGTTGTCATGGCTGGTGGCGGTTTATATATTTTAGTAGCATACGGCTCGCAAAACGTGATTTTGAGTGGAAATCCAGATTTTACCTATTTCTATACGGTCATGAAAAAATACAGCCATTTTGCTTTTGAATCTGTAACAATTGCCATGGATGGCCCGCAGGAGTTATTTTTTGACCAACCGATACAAGTTACGGCAAAGATTAAGCGTGTGGGTGATTTACTGATGGACCTGTATTTTACCTTTACGCTGCCCGACATTTATAGTAAATATACGGCAACTCGTGGCGGCCAATATGAGTTTCAGTGGGTCAGATATATTGGTGCTCAGATTATTCAGGATGCATCTTTTTTCGTAGGTGGCACACTTGTTCAACAGTTTGAAAGTGATTATATTATTGCGAGCGCTTTGACAGATCAAGACGAAACACAATATAATAAATGGCAGCAACTGGTTGGTGATGTTCCAGAAATATATGATCCAGCAAATGGCCAATATTCCGGCATTGTTGGTTCAAATATGAAGAGAACACCAGGATTATACCCGAATGTATATCCCGACCCTACGGTTGTCGGTGCTCAAACGAATTTCCCATCAATTCCAGGGCGTGATATCACTGTACCACTATCATTCTGGTTTACACAAAGCGCCCACTTAGCCCTACCACTCATAGCATTACAATACCACGAGTGCTCTGTTCAACTTACTTTACGGCCTATACAGGACCTATATACGATTTTAGATCCCGCAGGCTTTCGTATCAGGCCTGGATTTCGTGTAGATCCATCCAATACTGTGGCGCAAAAGGAATCAGGTAATGTTCTATACACACCATTGGTTGAAACTACCGGTACATACATACGGGACTATTTGACTGACGTAGGTTACGCAGTACCAAGTTTAAATACATGGCCACTGAATCCGAGGCTACAGGCTACGCAGGTGTTTTTAACGGATGATGAGCGTCAGACATTTGCTACAAGGCCACTTACATATATTGTAAGACAAGTGACACCGTATAAATTTCTCAGTATAAATTCACGTCAACTGTTTGAATTATTTACACATAATCCGGTTCCGCGCTTGATTGTAGTACCGAGAAGAACAGACTCTGTGAACTATAGAAATTCTTGGATAAACTACACCAATTGGTGGCAATACCCTGCAGCGCCATTTATTCCTACGAAGTCTGCAATACCCACCGGTGGTTCATCGGGTTTAATAGGGACAGGTATTCAACGTGATATTATAAGACAGATGCGCGTTGTATGTGATGGAAATGAGGTACAGGAAATAAAACCGCTGCAGTATTTCAATGAGCTATCTTCGTGGAAATACGCTACGGGAGTATTTCCACCAGGACTGGCCATTTATTCGTTTGCCTTGGATACATCCAAGTGGATAAAACCGAGTGGTAGTTTGAACACGAGCAGGGTTCGGAAGTTTCAGGTAGATATTGATATGTGGCCTTTAATGACTGACACCAAATACCTTTATAATTATACCGTCTATGTGGAGAGTCTAAACTTCTTTGTTATTGAAGGCGGTATGGGTGGAATGAAATACGCAACCTAATATACTTTTTAGGAAAAAGTATGTCAAAAATGCACTTTTTAGGAATTGTATGCAAAAATTGAAAAACTGCTGCCATGCTGTATAATTACAGTATGGCAGGAATTCATTTCTCAAAGTGGTCTGGGCCAGATGGTATTGAGCAGTTTATCATTGAGCAAACTGGTTGCAAACCATACAGTGGCGCGGGGATTAATCCGAGGCTTGAAAAACAAACGACTATTTTAAAGTCGGTGGATAACACATTCTACTATGATGATGATATGAGTGACATCAACAACGTAAAATATACGCTGTTCGGTCATGATGGAGATCAAGATGAGGAAGAAAAGAAGTTCAATGAACCTCTGTTGAACAAAGAAAAGACGAAACACATTTACCTATACAGAGCTAAACCAGATGGATATGTCTGGTACGGTAAATATGAAATTGTAGAAAAAAATATCAAAAAACATACGGGCAAAAACGGCGTCATGAGAAATATAGTGGTCTTGTCACTGAGGCGCTTGAATTAATCGCGCTTCTTTCTTGTTATATTCTTAGACTTAGTAGGATCTATAAGTCTTATTTCTGGCATCTTAGATTTCCTAGTTGGATTTAGTTTAATCCAACCCGGATATTTTTTCATCATCTGTTTAATGGTCTTATGCTCACGTTTCAGACGATTACCAAATTGCAAGCCACCAGGAGTTTTATATACTGCTGTCTTGGGAGCGACAAAATTAAGACGAACAACTGCACCATCTGCTTTAAAAAACTGTATAGTCCGTTGATAGTCTTCTTTTTCGCCTTGGCCAATATTTATACGCACTTCCTTGCCTGGATTAAAACAGCCCCAGAATGGGCCCACGCAGAATTTGAGATCTGTAGATACCGTTGGTTTCATAAAAAATCCATTTGCACTTGGATAGACGCCCCAGAATCTGGCGCTATTTTTCTTGCATTCTGAGAAACCCCGTTCAATTATACCTTTGAGGCTCCGGAGTGGTCGTTCGTGGCGTTTGACAGATCCATCATATTCTATAAACCCAGATATGTCATCATCGCATGATACTATAGGCTCCCCTTTAGGAAAGTGGTCAAATATCCAATTCCTTACTTGAGGAAGCCCAGGCACGCCCACCAGAATCTTTCCGTATGTTTTAGGGTCTAATATAGCCTCGTATTCAGCCTTCTGTTCTTTATCGGCGACCACTACAAAAATGCGATCCTTAGGGATCTTGTATTTATGCAGTACGGCAAGAGTCTTATCACGACATCCTTCGGGTCTTTTATAGGATGGAATGACAATGGAGTATTCCATTCACCTAATGGAATGCGATAGAATAAATCAAACGAAAACTTGCAATTAAAATAGATGGGGAACCTTTTGACACGCACTTATAATAAGGTCCAATACGAGATTTCAAAGAAGGTATCTGACCCTGAAGCAGATAATTATGCAAAACAGCAGGAAGCACAGGCTAAACAGGATAAAACTGTTGCAGAAAGAAAGGCTGAGTTAGATAAACAAAAACAACAAAAGAAGCAAGAAGACGCAGAAAAGAAGAAGGAAGCTGATGAGCTCGCAAAAAGAAGTAGATTCAGCCCAATATCTGAGCAAATACATACAATAATAAAATATGTACGTCTTTATGCTACAGTACTTATATTTTTAGGGCTTGGATTATATGGTGGAAAGATAGCCGCTAATCAGGCTATAGGATATAATATACCGTTTCGTATTTTAAGTTTCTTTTATGGATTTCTTTTCTTTTTTATAGTGATTCCAGTCACATTTGTAAAAAAGTATCTATATGGAACAAAAATATTTAATTATACATTCATACCATTAAAAGTGCACGTGACTACAACATGGGCTGAAAGGGTTTTGATTGGCCCATATTGCTATCAAGAGGATACTGACTCTTTAATGGAAAAAGCCAAGGTGGCCGATTTTTACAAAAATGGATATGATAATAGTCTGAAGGCTGCCGCTGCTGTAGTTGCTGGGATAGCTGCTGCAAGCGCTGCAGCCGCTGCAGCCGCTGCTGCTAGTTCTGCGAAAACAACTCCGCCGCCATCGCCTAAACCTGCAGATACACCTGCAAGTGCGCCTCCCACTAAGCCTGCAGCTGCGCCTCCTGCTAAGCCCCCAGCTGCGCCGCCTGCTAAGCCCCCATCTCCTAAACCAGCAGGGCCGCCTCCTGCTAAACCCCCAGGTACACCTCCCGCAACACCCCTTGCTAAACCCCCATCTCCTAAACCAGCAGGACCACCACCTGCTAAATCCCCATCTGAGCCTCCAACACCACCTGCTAAACCCCCATCTCCTAAACCAGCAGGACCGCCTCCTGCTAAGCCCCCAGGTGCTCCTCCCGCAACACCCCCTGCTAAGCCCCCATCTCCTAAACTAGCAGGACCGCCTCCTGCTAAACCCCCATCTCCTAAACCAGCTACTGCTGTATAAACTTAAACACCGTGTATGTATACAATCAGAATGCTCCCCCTCGTAAGTATTGTAACGCCGACGTATAACCGCCGACGTTTCATTCCTTATCTCATCAAAATGGTTCAACTGCAGACGTATCCGAGAGACCGCATGGAATGGATAGTATATGATGACGGGCAAGAGCCAGTAGGGGATCTCTTAGAAGCGGAAAAAGCAAACCTTCCAACGTTGCGCTATATTTTCAGCGAGGATAAAATGACCATCGGTGAAAAACGTAATCGTCTCAACCAGGAAGCCAAGGGGGATATATTGGTTGCCATGGATGATGACGATTATTATTTTCCCGAACGCGTTTCTGCAGCGGTAGCCGCACTACAAAAAAGACCCACCGTGGATCTGGCCGGATCAAGCCATATTTACATGTTTTTCACGGATACAAAGGAAATCTACAGCATTGGTCCCTATTTCCCTTTGCATGCAACAAATGGTACTATGGCATGGACAAAGCGCTACGCGTCAGCGCACAAATATGATGAGGCTGTAGCATTTGCTGAAGAGCGGTCTTTCTTGGAAGACTACAAGAATCCTCTAATACAATTGGATCCTATGAAGGTGATGCTGGTTATTAGCCACACAGATAACACATTTGATAAGACACAGTTACGAAAAGATAAAAATCCTCTGATTAAACGAACTAATATGAAACTAGTTGACTTTATTAAAAATAAAGAACTTAGAGAGTTTTTTGTAAATCTATAATAAATGAATTATATATCACTTGGCGATGATTGTTCTACGGCCAGCATTTTAAGGAATCTTGGATTAAGAAAATTTGCCTTACCATTTGATTGGATTCGCACTACCCCTCTTGGTATATATTCATGTATAACAGATGATTTTCAACAATTTCATAAGAATTTAGAATTAGAAGAATCAAAATCGTGTCTTGTGGATAAATATGGTTTTGATTATCCACATGATTACCCTACTATATTTGATAGTACTAATGAACCTGGTGACGGGCATATTGGAGAGGCAACTATAATAGACGGTTGGGAAAAATACCACGAAATAGTCTTAGAAAAATATCGGCGCCGAATTGAACGTTTTCATAATTTACTAAGTTTACATGATCCAATTATAGCATTATTTTTTGGAAAAACTTCGGATGTTTATATATTTAAGGCTGCATTTTTAGAAAAATATAACAAAACCAATATAATATATATAGTTAATTCATATATGCCCTCTAATTCTTATGATATTTTGACATGTGATGGTTCTAAAAGTGGATGGATTAATGCAATTAAAGAAGCAGAAAACCGGTCTAAACATTTGAATGGTCTGCCTTTATAGAATACACCTGTTAAATGTCTAGGGACGATTTGGTGAATAGAATGCTGGATATATATGAACAGCCATTGGTGAATGGGCTCACAGAAGAATCTGAACTGGCTCCACAGCCCCCACATATTAAGGTGAATTTAAAACCCCACCAACTTGCTATGGTACATGCAATGGAAAAAAAAGAGGGTGATGCGATTGATGGGTTCACAATAAATGAGGAAACGCATTATAGTCAATTTGCCGTTTTAGGCGATAAGGTTGGCTCAGGAAAGACGTTGATGGTACTTGGTCATCTATCAAATATAAAGGCTACAGTGCCGAAAAATACATTTTCTAGAATACATGAATTTTCAAAGACTAAATTCTGGAGCAAAAAACCTATACACGCAACGGAATGCTCTGGAAATACTCTTATAATCGTACCGCACACACTCTTTCATCAATGGAAGCAGTCTATTCAGCAACAGACAACGCTCAGTTTCTTGGAGGTCAAAACAATAAAGGCGTTTGAAAAGCCGGATTTTCTACAAAATATACGTGAGCGAGATATTACACTAATGTCTAATACCATTATAAAAACATTTATGTCTGAAGAACACCGACACAAAATACATTGGTCGCGCATTATATTTGATGAAGTGGATAGTATTCAATTCACTTCTACTGTACCTATGCCAAGTGCAAATTTCTACTGGCTAATAACGGCAACATGGACCAATTTGTTATTTCAAGGCCTATACATGTATATTACAGAAAGCTATTTGAATAGGCGTATAGCCGCTGGAATGAATCCAGAATTAGTATCTATGCTTCAAAATGATCAAGTTACAAATGGTCACAACTACTATTCCCGTTATGAAATACAGAGTGGAAACTTCTTTTCTCAGTTCCTAACGAAGCACCCAAATCGCGGCCATCTAGTTTTGCGTACAAGCAACGCATTCATGGAACAAAGTTGGAGGTCGCCTCCGATTATAGAAGCCCGAATTGATTGTCAGGCCCCTATACAACACAGACTCATATCACAATTTGTGAATGCAGAAATCCAGGAATTATTACACGCAGGAAATATTCAAGGCGCTCTTGAGAAGTTAGGTGTCACAAACACAAATCAGGCATCATTGATCACAGCACTAAATGACACACGTGAAAAGGAGTTGGGCCGTTTAGAAAAGACACTGGCATTCAAGGAGACTATGGACTATGCTACCCCTCAAGCAAAGGAGCAGGCTCTAATATCTTTGAAAACTAAAATTGCATCTATCAAAGAGCAGATTAACTCATTAAAACAGAGGGTCTTACATTTTAAGGATGAAATATGTGCCATTTGTTTTGAAGAGCCAAATGTACCTACACTCGTTACATGCTGTTCCAGATTATTCTGTGGAGAATGTATTATAAATTGTTTCAAGAGAGAACTAAAGTGTCCTCTATGCAGGGCGGCTATTGGAGTTGCAAATCTAAAGCAAATTAATATCGGGGAAATTAACACAAGTGAAAATACACTTATAGCCCCTGTGAAACCTAGTAAAAAAGATGCGCTTTTAAAAGTGATAAATGATAATAAAACTGGTAAATTTTTGATATTTAATAGGTACGACAACCCATTTTTAGAGATAGAGGGTCAACTATTAGAGAAGGGGATACGAGTGGCAAATGTAAGAGGTAATAAGGATCATATATCCAGTATATTGAAGCAATTTGAAAAGGGTGATATTCAAGTGTTGCTTATGAATAGTACAGAGGCTGGGGCAGGCATTGACTTGAAATCGTCTACACATATTGTATTAATGCACAATATGCGTAAAGAAGAAGAGCGGCAGATAGTTGGTAGAGCTATGCGCCTTGGGCGGACAGAGCCGCTTCATTTAGTGCGACTATTGCACGAGGCAGAAGTAGCGTAGCTGCACAGGCTTTTGGGGATATTTATTGTTTCCAATTTCTTCAATTGATTGGGTGTCATGTTCGATCGTACAACTGTATTTAATGCACGTGGAATATCCTCTATAGAGATATTCTGTTCATCAGAAAACTTGATCATCTGTTTCCAAGTATTGTACATGGATGATTGGCGAGTAAGAACTTGAGTAAATTGAAGGGATGATACTGGAGGTGTCTCACCCTTCGGAAATTCTGATAGAAGGGCGTTTGTGATTTTTAATTTTAATTGAAAGCTCGGCCTCAGTAAGTTCCAATTCTGATAAAAAAACGCCCAGTAGTCGGCTTTATCACTGAGATTGAATAAACTCATAAACTGTAAATATACGTTCCATGCATCTTTCACATTGGACAAACGCTTATGAATATTTTCATGGACACAGAGACCAGATAAATTACCTAGATTATTTTCCACTTCTGGAATGATTAGCGGGTCCCATTGCTCATATAGGCACGAGTGACTGAATTTTAAGATGTCTGTACTTGGTTCTTCTGTATCAGTTGCCTCTACGTTAAGTGTTTCATCAAAAATTGCGTTTTTTTCAATATGTAATTGTAAACTATTTGTAGGGGTACACCCCTCTATAGAGCGTAGGATGACACGTAAATCCTCTGTAGCTAAGATATCTGGTCTCAATCCATTTCCTAGCCAAGTCTGAACACTTTGACTTGGAAATTCCATTGGAATATATGTGCTGAGTTTAACGATATGTTGGTATGATCTGCCTTTAATTTCATTACAAATCAATATAAGTGGATGATTTCTTTGAGAGGATTTCCATGAACGCATATAATCAAGCAATTCATTCAGGCCACCTTTTTCTCCAAGGCTAAGACCGTCAATCTCATCCAGAAGAACAGCAAGTTTATTTTTATCAGAGGTTGGATGCATAGCTTCTAAAACAGATCGCTGTGTAAGGAGTGGGATAATTTGTTTTTTGAATGCCTGGCCGCTTCGTGTATGACTGGCATTTAATTCAATAATACGATAGGATTCCTGCTTTAAAATTTCTCTTGCAAGAGTCGTTTTCCCTACACCGGGTGGACCAACTAATAGAAATGCTGGCGTAGTTGGATTTAATAACCATCGTCTGAGTGATGATTCTACACTCGGATGAAGGCTTGTATAATTCATTAATTAATCTGACTATCTTATCTTTAGGCTTAGACCGGGCAGTTTTCAGAACTAGGACCGCTTCCAGAATCCGAGCCGTATTTTGAGGAACCGCATGTATCGCCATCATATATCCCTTCCCACGTTAGACCCTTCTGCTGGCATGCATTGCACGCCGTCTTAATATCCGGTATAGTTGTATAGGTATATTGAAATATCTTTGAAGCCTCTATTGGGCTATTTGGATCCGTGACTTTTGTAAGTCCACCATTACTTGATACCCCTATTAAGTCTACACAACCGCCTTTTGCTATTATACCTCCAGGGGGTATGTATGTTAAATAATCCGGGCAGGTGTTTATATGTGGTGGCCATTGACTTGTATCCTTGGTTGACTTTCCTCCAAACCAGCGCTGCGAATAAAAGTACAAGACTAATGTAAACCCAATTGCTACAATTACTGCTCTCTCTGTACCCATAGGGTACAGCTTTGTCACGGCGCCTATAATAATTGCGATACTCAATACCACGTAAAATACATAGGCCCAATTTACCTTACTAAGATCAATTCCAAGGAAAACCGCTTTTGCCATACTATCTATTAGTACTATATTTATCTATTGAATTCTAAAATAGAATTCAATATATAAATGTGAATTTATAATTAACTGCCGTATTACATTAATCCGGGGTAGTACGCCACGGGCGCGGGGGCGGAGTTGCCAGTGCCGTTAAACCCAGAGCCGAGCTCGATGTAGCCGGTGAGGTAGTCCACGTTGGGGTTGGTGGTTACGCCAGCCGCGCCGGTCACACCGCCCGTAGACACCGTGGAGGTCATCAGCTGAACCTTGCGGAAAGTGCGGCCAGCGGACACTATCGTCTTGCCCATGTCACGCAGTAGACCACCCGCCGCAATCGTGGAGATAGTTGACGTAAATTTGTTGGGCGTGGTCCCGCCCTGCGCCCACGCGGCAGTCGTGAATGAGCCCACCAGGTAAGAACCGCCCGCACCGCCCACCGACGTGAACTGTAATACCTGAGAGGCAACGTTGCCGAGAGGGATGAAAAAAGCGCCAGAGTTCTGCTTGTAACCTCTTCCTATGGGGCCAACGGAGGACATTTGCTTATACCCCCGGCCTAGAAAATAATTTTAAATAATCTGTAAAATTTTTGCCGGTAGGGAAAGTTGGGTATTAACAGAATGGACTTTCAACCCGGACTTGTTTTGCCAAATACAAACCCTCTGCCGGTGAATGGAATGAATGGCCGTGTGAATCTGTCGGCGCCTCCTGGATCTGGTGGTCACTCTGAGGTGCCTGGATTTGCCTATAGAACGAATACGGAAGAGAAGTTTGATACAGATGCTCTCCGGGGTAACTGGGAAAAGAACGCTCTTTCAAGCGCATTTTTTAGCAAAGAAAACGTGAAGGCAATTCAAAATGCAATCCGTAAGGGCGTATATGACAAATCTGGGGCAAAAAAATACGTGATAGATGATCAATCTGCAGATGAGTTGACTATTATCATGCGTACAATGTATCTCCAGTATGCGCAGAATCTGCCGTATGATATTGCTGGCCAGGTAGCAGACTTGAATGAAAAAGTCTTAAACTGGTCTGTGCCCCATATTCTCAGTGCCGTGGATCATTACAATTATTATTTGAATGATATCAGCCATATGCCGGTACCTCTTGCGCGGTCCGTACACCTGAGTTCCGCCGGTACCAAGTCTTTGCCGCTAAATCCCTTTGTCTAAGTTATCACTCCGTAGACTTCTTCAGCTTAATCACCTTCTTAGGCTCCTTTCGCAAGGGTACACCCGTACGTGCAGCCTCGCGAGCATCCCGGAGAGCGGCCCAACCCATTTCAAATACCTCCAGATCCCGGATCCAAAGGTCCTCGGCCTTCGTCCCCCGTAGAGTTTCCAGGGTGGCCTTTACAACCTCAACGTGTTTTCTGGCATCCTCTACGGCACTGGCCTTCACGCGATCCATACGCATCCGGAGCAGATATTCATAGGAATCAACGGAGTCCGGATCGGCCATATTATCCAGTGCCGGTAGCCCTTCGGCTTTCAGAGCCTCCACGATGGCCTCATCCGTTTTACGCCGTAGGTCCATGCGGTCCTCCAGAAGTGCCAGAAGGAACCGGGCCTTGGCGTCATACTCGGCCAACTCCTGCTCAAGGCGCCGTAGTTCCAACTCTTTCCGGGTTTCATAACCCTTCAGCCGGACCTGGTAATAGTCCTCCATGATATCGCCAACCGTAGCATACCGTTTAATCTTCATCTCCGGGCTGAAGCAGACCATATTCGTCGTGTGCCATGTCGTAGTGAGTTGGAGCATCTTGTCCGCCGCCGCCTGATCCGTACGCATCTCAAAGTAGGTGTCCGAGTCAAAGTACAATACGAACTTGACCTCCGTGTCATTGTACAGGTCATCAAATGACTCTAGAATCGGCTTGATCCCCTTCTCCTTGTCGCCCGTACACAGTGTATCCAAATATGCCTTGTAGTCCTTCGTCCAGGTGCCCACCGGTAGTTCCGTGACGGTAATCGTGTGCTTGGCATCATCCCAGGTCGCAAGACCTTTCGTCTGCCAGGTGGCGTCCGCCGTACGATGCATGGTCCCCTTGAACCCATACCACCACGGCTGGAGAACGAGACCTGCTAGTGTGTCACGACGGAGATGGAGACGGTCGCGTAGGAGCGCCAACACGTCATTGGGGTTGTGTGGAGGGATATTCGTAGAGAAGCCAGTGCCAATCCCCAGGGCGCCATTGATGGCAAGGAGGGGCACTACAGGCTGATAGTACTCGGGCTCTACAATCTCACCATCGTCATCCACGTGTTTTAGAATGGCAGCGTCCTCCTTCTTAAACATCGCGTCCACGATGGGCTCCATGTACGTGTGGATATACCTCGGCTGTGCAGCATCCTGACCACCCATGAGTCGGGAGCCGAACTGGCCACTCGGAAACAGGAGGTTTACATTGTTGCTGCCGACGAAATTCTGGGCCATACCCACGATAGTCATGTTGAGAGAGGCCTCACCGTGGTGATAGGCTGCGTTCTCGGATACATAACCTGCGAGCTGCGCCACCTTGATCTCAGAGCGGAGGCCGCGCTTCAGGCAGCAGTAGAGGATTTTGCGTTGTGATGGCTTGAGACCATCCATAACATGAGGCAGAGAACGCAGATTGTCGGCATTACTGAAGTGGATGAGTTCGTCGTGGATGAAGCGATTGTAGGGGACCTTCCCGCCCTTGACAACTGCGAGTGTGCGGCGAGAATCATAGGTCTTGAGCCACTCTTTACGATCATCAGCACGCTTCTTAGAGAAGGCCAGGCAAATTGCGTCATCGGAAGTCTCATCCCACTCATATTTCATGTCAAAGAGGTCCTTGAACCACTCACGCGCCTCCTGTGCGGTGGATGTACCTAGACCCTTATAGTATTTGACGGTCCACCCGCGCGTGGCGCTCTCACCGCCATGGGACTCACGCCAGGTCTCAAACTCCGACTGACTATAGAATGACTTGACATCGCCGCGCTTGCTCATCTTTAGGAGCGGTGTTGCGAGGCAGCAGAGGAATCCCTTCACTAGCAGGGACGGCCAGAAAGTGTGAAAGAAGTTCATGAGGAGACCCTTGATGTGGGAGCCATCATGGTCCTGATCGGTCATGATCATTACGCGGCCATAACGGAGCGAGGTAGTCGCATTGTAGACCTTGCCTTGCTCCAGGCCGAGGATCTTCTTGATGGAGGTCAGTTCTTCGTTCTTGTTGAACTTCTCCTGGCTGATGTCCTTCACATTTAGCATCTTACCACGCAGAGGGAACACGCCCCACCGCTCACGCCCGACCACTGCCAGACCCGCAATAGCGGATGCGGCGGCTGAGTCCCCCTCGGTGAGGATAAGCGTGCACTCGGAGGACTTGGCTGTGCCGGCCCACAGGGCATCCTCCAACTTAGGAAGTCCGCGGAGCGTCTTGCGCTTAGACCCATCCGTCTTCTTGGCGTCCTTGGCAGCCTTGGCATCCAAGATGGCCTGGGCCTCCTCTAGCAGGCCGATTTTGATTAGGTAATCCGCCATCTTGTCAGACTTGAACACTGAGCCGAACTTGGTTGCAGGGGTTGTCAGAGTCTCCTTTGTCTGTGAATCAAAGGCGGGATTCACGATCGTCGCGTTGATGAAGAACACTACCGAGTCCTTGAGTTGCGCCGGCTTGATATCCATCTTCTTCTTCTTGGCCGCATCGGTGAAAGTGCCCAGTACATTCTTGAGCACCGTCTCCACGTGCTTGCCACCCTTCCGTGTATTGATGCCGTTCACAAATGAGATGTGCCGGTCATCAGGCGAGTCATCCTCGGCAAACAGGTTCTTGGCCAGGACGGCACCCACCTCCCAGCGCTCTCCGCAGCGCTCATAGGCGTGGCTCGTCCCATCGCGGATAAATAGGTTGATGAACTTCTCAAATGTATTCGTGGGTACCACGGCCCCATTCCATGAGACCTTGACCTCCTTGCCCGCCATAGCAGCCAGTTCAATGGCCCGTGTATGAAGAACCGTGATCATTGCATCCAAATCCAGCCCAGGAAAGCGAGCCAAGTCGGGCTCGTACGTGATCTTGACAAACCCCTTGGTCGCCTTGTCCTTCACGATAGATGGCTTAGCTGCTACCGCCATATGGTCCGTCCACACCTGGGTGTAGCGCTGACCCGAGGCAGGGTGCCGCGTACTCAGAGTAAATCGGTTACTGAAGATGTTAGTCAGCTTAGCACCATAACCATTCTTGCCACCCACAATCTTCTCCTCGGTCTTGTCGTAATTGCCACTGGTCAGGAGGTGACCGAAGATGAGCTCGGGCGCATAGACCTTGTGCTCAGGATGGAGCTCAATAGGGATACCGTCACCGTCATTCTCTACATCTACCACAATTTGACCAGCAGGGCTGCGAGTTACAGTGATCTCAATGTGTTTAATAGGCTGCTTGGTGGGGTCCTGCTTACTGGCTTGGCTACGAACAAGAGCATCACGGGCATTTACCAGGATCTCGTCAAAGATCTTGTAAAAGCCCGGATTAAACGCCACCTTGTGATGCCCCATCTTACCTGATGCGGCATCGTAGACCCACCTGGTCTCCTCGTGAGTCTCTGTGCTGCCCACATAGGTGTCAGGCAGTTCCAGGATATGCTCACGGTGTGTGTGTTTCTTATACTGATCGGCCATTACTGTATACTTGGCCAAAGGGTACCCCCTTGGGTCAATTTTTGGACTAAGTGGCCATATTGTCGGAATTCTCCAGTAGTTCCTTTAGTTGTATATCCTTTCTATCCTTGAAATCGTAGCGCTTGAAATATGCCCAGTCTCTGATATGTTCCGTTTTTGGATTTGATGCGTCACCCCTTGACATTTTTACTTTTTTGAAAAACTCCCTTGATTGTATTGCATAGTGATTTAATTTGAATATGGATGGTAATTTTATGGACTTACCCTTTATAGAATGGCAGTGGATTCTAAAGCCGTCTTTATTTAGATCTTTTACCCATATAATTGATTTTATGTTTTTATCTATTCCATTCTTTTTCATGGTAAATGATTTACGAATACTTTCAGGTTGTTTAGAGTGACCACTAGAGCCAAACATCGTCCAGTTTACACGAATCTCAGATGGCCTATTCGCCTTTGAAAATATGTCTTGCAGATTTTCTTTCAGATTCTTCTTATTTTTGCAGAACATGTACTCGTCTAGATCTAGCACGATCAGAATATCTATATTGTGCTCTTTGCACCAAGGCTGACCAAGCTTATTATAGTAGTACTTTTGTGCGTGTTTTTTGAGACCATTCTTGAGAGTGAGGTGCTGCTCAAGACCCTTTATCTCCGCTTTCCAATTATCTGTGGAATTATTATTTATAAGGAGTATTTTATCTACGCCTTGCCATACGTAATGCTCTATCCATTCGCGTATTCCCATGGACTCATTCTTAAAAATGGCCATTAATCCAACTCTGAGATTTGCCTTATTGGGCAATACGCGCCTTGTTTGACCCTTTCTTGAGGTTTCGTGCATCTTAACTTTTCTAGTGGCGATAGCCATCTATAGTTCCGGGATTATTTATTATACCATATCAGAGGCAATAAATGCCATTGAACAAAACAATGAAAGTTAGAGGGGCAAAGAGGGTAAAGACCAGAAAAGCCCATAAATCGGATAAGGGTGTTGGGTTTATAGTGCTACGTCATGTAAATTCCAAAGAAACCAACTTATACTGGCAAGAATCCTATGATTGCATACGAAAGTTTTATCCTGAGAGCAAAATTGTGATTATAGATGACAATAGCGATCCCAATTATGTCACCGAGCGCGTTTTATATAAGACAGAGATCATTCAATCGGAATTCCCGGGCAGGGGTGAACTATTACCCTATTACTATTATGCCAGACACAACTGGTTTCCTACTGCTGTAGTCTTACATGACGGGGTATTTATAAATAAACATATTGATTTCAGAGTCAACAAATATAAAATAATATGGGAATTCAATCATTACTGGGATAAACCCAAAAATGAAATACGGCTCATAAAGGCTCTGAAAAATCACGACGATCTCCTAGAGCTGCATGCAGATAAGAGTGCCTGGAAGGGGTGCTTTGGTGCAATGAGCGTAATTACTCATGAGTTTGTGAAAATGTTAGATGATAAATATGATCTCGCTAGACTGCTACCACTCATCACCACACGTAAGAATCGGCAGACATTTGAACGTGTGTTTGCCTGCCTTTTACAGGCGAATCACAAGAAGGAGGTTCTAATGGGCTTTGTATTGAAGACGACCAAATGGGGATACCCGTTCTATAAATATATCAAAGAGTACGACAACGAATACATGAAATCGCCTCTGATAAAAGTGTGGACAGGGCGCTAATATATCTCCGACAATTGTAGTAAGGGATGTTATCTGTAATAACAGCCTGCTCTAGACGAGATAATTTACAAGCCATCTATGACTCTATGGACTTTAGAGTCATTCATACGTGGTATATCATATATGATACATCAAAAGGGCGCTCATACACCCATCAATTCAAAGGGCATGCTAAAATCAAAGAGATAGATTACGACAAAGAGGGAGTCTGCGGCCATCCGCAGATTAATCATGCTATAGACCTTATTGAGGACGGGTTTGTATATATTGTAGATGACGATAATATTATACATCCCGAGTTTTGGAAGAGCTATAACGACCTAGATCCAGACTATATTTATACCTGGGATCAGAATCGCGTTCGTGAAAAAAGGATTGCAAAAGGTGATAAGATTCAGTTATATTTAATAGACACCTCTCAGTTTATCGTGCCAAGAAAATATATAGGAGATATACGGTGGGATAATCATAAACGTAATGCGGACTTTAAATTTATAAATGCGATACATGAAATATATCCTAAAAAATTCAAATATATAAATAAAATACTATGTTATCATAACTATCTTCTTAAAAAGATCGCAGTTTGTTTCTGGGGCTTATCACGATCTCTGAAATTCACTGAATCTTCCATTGAAGAATGTGTATTCAAACCACTCAAAGATGCCAATATACATTATGATGTATTTTTACATACGTATAAAATACATGGAGAATATAGAAACTCGCACGCACATGAACACGATATTAAGTTGGATAACAGTGAATACAAATTATTAAAACCGACTGACTCTATCGTGGAAAATCAAGACTATATTTTCAAGAAAATAAATCCCAAAAAATATACAACAAAAGGGAACCCATGGGAATTGGAAAATAAATCAATTGACACGGTGTATAATTTTATACTTTCACTATGGTCTTTAAAACAGGTTACATCTCTATGGTTGAAAAATGAAGAATCATATACACATGTAATGTATTGCCGTCCAGATGTAACATACATAACACCCTTAGATGTAGAATGGTTCACATTTACAGATAAAGTATATATGCCAGATTTTGCAAGACATGGTTTTAATAAGATTAAGGTGAATGACAGATTTGCCATAGGCCGCCCAGAACAGATGAAATTTTATGGAAACCGTTTTGACGAGGCTCTAGACTACTCTAAAAAAAGGCAAATGCATTCTGAGACGTTTTTATCGCATATTATAAAAAAGCATAAGATTCAATTAAAGTTGATTAAATTTGACTTTATACGAACAAGGGCAACAAGTCAGAAAAACCTCACAGATGTAAAGGAACTCATAAGGAAGAAGCGACTTACAAAAAAGCGCGCTAAAGAAGTACAACTAAAATACACCAGGAAGGCGCGTAAACTTGGCTTAATTGAAGACTAATAAATTATATTTAACATACTATAGAAATGCCACCCACGCGGAAAAATAGAAAGCAAAGAGCCGGTGCGATGCCCTTATCCTATTTACAGAAGGGATATGTGGAGCCATCTGGCTCGGCTGGATCTACGGTAAACGTGTCACAAGTTGGCCTGGCGAGACCCGTTCTAAATGCTACGGGTGGTGCTCGGCGCAAACATAGAAGCAGAAGCAGAACCCACAAGAAAATAATGAAGGGTGGGTTTTTTCCTGCTGTAATGGGCTCTTTTCTTCAGAATGCAAAATCCCTCTTACCGGCAACGGCTGTAGCAGCATATAGAACATTCAAAAACTATAATAAAACGGGGAAAAACCGATATTAATCTGATCTTATCTAATCTGCCCGGCGGCACCTTTAGATTCTGTCTTTTTGCGTGATTTCGCCTAAAGAGAGAAAGCGTCCGACAATAAGAAAGGGATGTCCATACAACCAAAGGCCACGCCGAATGGAAATGGGAATCTGTTTGAAGTAAAAACCGTGCAATCTGGAGCATTCCGGATATTGATTGAGGCATTGAAGGAGATTCTAACTGAGGCGAATCTGGAGTTTGACTCGCAGGGTATCAAGATTGTGGCGGTAGATGAGACGCATACTGTACTTGTATATCTTCGTCTTCATGCTGACCGTTTTGAGAACTACTATTGCCCAGTAAAGCACGTGCTGGGTGTGAACATGATTTACCTGTTCAAGCTCATTAAGACTATGGGAAATAATGATAGTCTTACACTGTATTTACCTGCAAATAATCCGAATAAGCTAGGTATTCGTATGGAAAATACGGAAAAATCCCAGGTCACGAATTTCTTTCTAAAACTGTTTGATACCGATGTGGAGGATATCAGTATTCCTAGTTTGAATTTCACCAGTATTATTCACATGCAGAGCACAGACTTTCAGAAGATCTGTCGTGATATGAATGTCTTGGGCGAGAAGATTGAAATAACCAGCAGCGGTAGCAATTTGATCTTCCGTTGCACTGGAGATTTCGCTGAGCAGGAGACTGTAATCACAGATAATCAGGCGTCTATGAAGGTGCAGACAAAGGGTACTACAAATGAAATTGTGCAGGGGATTTTCCAGTTGAAGCATCTTGTCCTCTTTACAAAGTGCACCACTCTCTGCCCCAGTATTGAGCTATATCTTAAGAATGATTACCCTCTGATTCTGCGCTATATGGTTGCTAATTTGGGAGAGGTGAAGCTTGTGCTCGCGCCGATTAAAAATAAGAAGGATTAATGAAAATGATGCGAATGGTGCCGGTAAAAATTGAATTTTTTTGTCGCGCTAAACCATGTACTTAACCATTTAGCACATGCAGTGTCTCCCTGGTATCTTTGCAATTAGGGTCGGTCCTGGTTATACCTATCGGCTGTATACGAATAAACTATTTGAGAGCACCAATATACTGAGCCCTGTACAAAATCACGTAATTGAAAACAAGTATACTTACCCCATCGTCAGAGAAAACTATGGGGTAAATGTACGGAAGTGGTATGATACTTATGATGTCGTAACGTGCTCATGGACTTATACTGGTATTGAGTTTTCCGTATTAAATTCAATCACAGGTCAGCGATCTCGGGTGCCACTTGTCTTCTTTCCTGTTACGATGCCGACATTACTTCCCACTGATTCAGAGATTCTGGAAAATACTGGTGGTGAAACTATTGAAATTTCGCAGGCAAGCCTCTATATGCCGGCGATGCTATATTCCTATGACCCCTTTAACACGCGCGAGCCTGCAACTGCAACTGCAAGTTCAAGTGTTACTACAGCCGCGATGTATCCTGCACATGTTAAACGCATTATTATTGAAGATGCCATTCGTAAAAAGGAGTCTTGTGCAATTTCATACGATGAAATTACACAAGAAAATGCAAGTGTGACCTCATGTGGCCACGTATTCACTACCGATGCAATTACGCGGTGGCTAAGTCAGCCCACATCTGGAAAGTGCTGTCCCATGTGCAAACAGGTATGCCAGGTTAGTTAAGGCGTCAATATTTTTACATGCGCTTTTGAACATGCGGTGTATATAGTACTTCTGATTCAGAGCATCTGGAATCTATAAATGCAAGCCCATCCGATTTGTTGAATTTCTCGGCATTTGCGTTCCATATTTTGAGAATATTAAATGTACCCTTCTTTGGGCTCATACTTAGACCCATACAGACATTTCCATCCTCTTTGAATGCCTTTCCAAACATCGCATGTAAGGCCTGTGCTAAAAATACATCCTTTACATTATCAGACATTACTTTCATGCTATAGCTACCCCCACGGATATTTTGATGATTTTCCCAGAGTGGCAAGATATCACCACGCATGAAGAATGGTAGGCCATTTTTAAAGCGCACCTGCCCAATTTCCTCTACAGCACTCAGAACATCTCCCCAAGTACTACACGTATGTACCTTAATAAACGTATCTATTGTCCAGCGTTCAGCGTCCGCTTGATGAAAGTACAACGTCCATGTGCCAGTTGGGATCGGGTCTGTTAATTTTGGAATCGCCGTCATTCTCGTATATATTTGTATGCGTAAATTCATTAAGCCCCTTTTTTATTACATCCCCCTTTTCTGTAATAATTTCTATCATTATATTTTTTCTGTAGAACAGCAGAGGCTCTCTGTTTTTACAACACCATAGTGAAAATATATCTTGTGGAGAAGGCTCTGCAAATCCTAACCACTTTATTTCATTAATCCAGTCGGAAAGTTCAATTGTTTTGTTGCCCGGAATAGTAATGGAGAAGCCAAGATATGAAATGTGCTTTAATTTATCGGTAGTATCTGCTCTAGGATCTGTGAATATGGGTGGGTCAACAGCAGCTCGCCATTTAATATTTTCTATATCAATGTGCTTTGTATCAAATAACTCTTCTGGTATAGGTATGTGTGATTCACGTATAAATACCCAGTATTCTGTTTCATATAATGCCTTTTGTACAGATTTGTATACTTTAGAGCCAAATTGTAAGGTCTCTACATATTTGTTAAATATCCATGGCCCCCAATTCCAGACTAACTCTCTCAACATATCTATAATAAGATCTGTTGACATAGTTTAAGTAAAACCGCACTCCACGCTATTATTGATCCTCTAACAGGGTGTATTCTTGCAGGGCCTTATTTCACAGATTGGTTCTGTACACGACTCATCATCTGTATTATCGTCGTTATCACCAAAGAAATGATTGTATAAAATAGATGCTAGTAAATATGCTAAAAATATGCCTATAAATAGCCAATTAATTGCTTCATGTCCATGTACACATAGTGCATAAAAAAGAATGGTAACTAAACTTCCTAGTAGCCCATGTTCAATCGCTCCTTTGCCGTACATGAAATTTATATCGGCTAATACAAATCCTATTGTTAAGACACCCATTAAAACTGCAGTCACGCAAGGGACCATTGTCTATCTAAGTAGGCTTTAGTTTTTTTAGTGTGTTCTTAACTGGGTCATAGGTTCCAATAGGGTCCCCTGGCTCACCGTTATTATTTGTGTAGACGAGATTGTTTGTATCCTTAAAGAATAACAGTCCCTTATAGGTCCACTCCTCCACTTCCACACCCTCCTCTTCCTCCTCAACCTCCACTTCCTCCTCCACTTCCACACCCTCCTCTTCCTCCTCAACCTCCTCCTCCACCTCAACCTCCACCTCAACCTCCTCCTCCACTTCAACCTCCACCTCCTCCTCCACTTCAACCTCCACCTCCTCCTCCTCCTCAACCTCCTCCTCAACCTCTTCCTCAACCTCCACCTCAACCTCCTCCTCCACCTCCTCCTCAACCTCCTCCTCAAGACCCACAATATCCTTCAAAGAATGCGGAGGTGATTGAATAGTAATAGACTTTGTTGGAGATACCATATCAATAGGGTTGGAAACGGGCTGAACAGATGGAATCGTATTGGTAACATTCAGCGTACCCTGACTGCTTACAGTTTGACTATTAAGCGCTAAATCAAGCACCTTCTCCAAATTGCTGTTTACCTGTGAAAGGACCTCCAGCAGTACCTTAAATTGGTTATCCTGCTTTTCAATCACCTTTTCTAGAACGCTAGTGCCAGTAGCCTGCTCAGCACGCGGCTCAACAGCCTTTCCAATCTCATCTGCAAACTTCATAAGAGTCTCTGTGATCTCTAATTGAGTATTCTTCAGTGCACGATACATTCGGTATGCTTAGATTTTAAGGCAAACGCTAATCAATTTTTGACCTTAACCTGCAAATTCATTACTGCGTCCAGAGTACTCTCTTTGTCTTTTAAAGGCTTAGACCGCTTTAACCGAAGCCCTGGCTCAGAATGTTTGATTATATCTATATTCGTGCCATTCGTATTCGTATTTTTCAGAGAGGTTTCATAGAAGTCCACGGGTTTCGTATCCAATGTACTTAAGATACTGATTACAGGGGGAATATTGATGTCTACGCGAATTTTATTATTATTGATAATATCCCTGAATTGTTGATGCGACAAACAGCCCCCAAAAAACTGCAGCGATTCTCTGGGCGGAGCAGGCTGAATATCGCTGGTCTGTTTGTACATCTTATGAAAAAGGGCCTGACGTTCCCAGCGTAATTGAGGGTCAATGTGTTCATTCAATAGATACGAAAGGCCGCAAGAGATTGTGCAAAAATTACCATATATTGTGTAAATCCCGCCCTCTTCTTGACTGGGTAGAACAATAGGCCGCCCTTCAAATTTGCCAGAACACCAGAAACACGCAGCATTTGTAGATTCAGGCAATGTCATGGTTTCATTTGCAACACGGTATTCTAACATGACATCCAGTGTATGAAATGCCTTTACAGGTTTTTCTTCTGCAACTACTTGCGTTTCTGCATTGGTCGCATCCGAATTTTGAGTGTTAATATGCGACTCACTAATTGCTACAGGCAGTTGATCTTTCGCCTTTGTTTTATCTTCCTCATTTGCTAATAGTATCTCAGCATTACTGGTATATAAATCGTCTCCTAGCGCATCATATGGTTCTGGATTACCAGGTGGCCGAGGATCATATACAAGAGGTCCATCCTGAAACTGAATTTCAGTGGACCGAAAAGGCAGGTGTACGATCAAGGGACGCCGCGGTTCTGGTGTAAATGTACCTTGAATAGTTCCATCGGCAGAGATTGACGCAACGATGGGTACGTTTTTAGATTTGCTTGCTTTTGTAGCTTTCTTAGTAGCGCCGGCCACTTTTGGCATTATATTCTATGACATAGTTGTAAGACTATTGTTTAGGTCATTTTTTGCTAGCACTTAATGATTTGTTTTATTTTATCTTAGATGGATACAAATGTATCTCGCGTAGACAAGTGTATAAATGCAATGATACAGAATCCCAATAAGTTTCAACATAGTATTTTTGTTGGACCACCAGGATGCGGCAAGACAACGGCAGCGTGGAATATTGTACACCAATTTTATAAGACGCCGCTTGAGCGAGTTGGGAGAGCACTTTTTTTAAATGCGAGTGATGAGCGCAGCCTAGAAGCGATTCGGTCAAAAGTCTATCCATTTACAGAATCAGCCGGCGCGGGCCTCTTTGGTTATACAGATAAGCCTAAAATAATTATATTTGATGAAGTGGAAACATTGACAGAGCCAGCTCAACTTGCCCTGAGGCCCTTATTAGAAAAGCCGACAACGGAGGTTCTGGTATTTTTTTTGTGTAATTCGCTCTGTAAAATTAATATATCGCTTCGGTCGCGATTTTTTATTTTACGATTTGATCCATTACCTGAATTAGTTTTAAAGACACGCCTAAATAATATAAATCCACGTACAACTCAACCTGGGCGATTTGATATTCGTTTAAGAAGAAGCGATTTACGGTATTTTTTATTGAATCCGAGTGATACTCAAAAGGCAACCACGTGGTTATGTAACGCACTAAATATGCACCCCTCTGATCGCCTTCAATTCTGGAAAAAAACATATAATGATATATCATTGCAAATATTTGGCTGTTATATGCTCACATTATCACTTCTAACAAATAAGGGCTTTTCTAAATGGGGGTATTGGATTGAAACATGTGATCCAAATCTAATACTATGGATTTCGGAAGAAAAGGCAGTTGAAAAAATGGAAAATATGTGGTTGGATATTTATGGTGATAGGGCCTAGTGGCAATAAGGCCTAGTGGCAACAAGGCCTAAAAAATGAATAGCGGGCTTTAACCCGTTTAACTTATACAAATGGCTACAACTTCAGTACCTCATCTTACGATGTCGCCTTTGAGGATTTCTACGACTGTGACTACTTGCCATGCAGGTAGTGGTATTCGTCTCAAGCGGCTATTTGACAACTTTAATAACTGGGCAATCCCGTTTGGATACCCTGGTGAGGGGTTTCTGAAGATGGAATTTGAGTCAAAAGTCGTCGGTTCCTCAACGCGCGATGTACTTACCAAGCGCCGTGTTACAGAGAAGACTTTCTTCAATCAGGCCACACTTGTTATTCGGAAGAGGCTTCCTACATCTATTGGGATTGGCTGGAAGGAAGTAAATATTAAACTGTTTGCGAACGGTGGTGTACAGATGACGGGGGTCCCTACACCCGAGTTTAGTCAAGAGGCTATTACATATGTAATCAGCGAGATCAAGGCAAAGGATCCTGAAGTATTTACGGGTGACGCGGCTATGACGAAGTTCCGTATACAGCTCATCAACAGTGACTACAGCATCAATCGGCAGATTTACCAGGATAAGTTGCATAAGTTACTCAGTAACGTGTATAACTTGTTTAGCAGTCACGAGAGCACCATTTACCAGGGAGTAAACACGAAATACTACTATAACAAGAGGCCAGATTTGGATAAATTGCGCCCAGGTATTTGCCAATGTACGGCACCTTGCAATGGACAGGGAAATGGAAATGGGGATGGAGAGTGCAAGCGGATTACGATTAGCCCGTTCAGTTCTGGAAAGATTATTATTACGGGTGCAAGAGATATGGATCAAATCAATGAGGCTTATGTATTCTTTAATGAAATCTTGGAAACGCACCAGGGAGATATTCTCTTTACGGCTCCGGCCACAACGTAATTCCTGCGTAAAACTTTATCTACCCTTTTCCAGAACTACGGCAGACAATGTCCTCGGCACCACCTAGCAATACTGTGGTTGCAAATCCGCCTACGACGCCTGCGGCTGCTGCCGCTTCCAATAACCCGGTGCCGGCTGCGGCGACTCTTATGAATGCCGCGAAGCTGGCTATCCAGAAGGATATGGCTATTCAACTAGATTATTTCGTGGAGTCTGCAGGTGGCACGGCTTTTTTAGGTGAAGACGCTCAGACGGGTGAGAAGATGCTGGTGAAAAACGCGGAGGAATACACCAGCCACATTCAGAAGATCTACAAGGCTGGTGAGGATTTCATCATCATGACGGAGAATTCCATCTATATCGTCAGTGGCAAGATCCAGAAGCGCAAGATTCAGGCGTCATCCCTGAAGTCAGGCGAATTTTAAACAAGTTCTAGGTAAAAATTGATGTACTGGCACCCGAACCGTAAAAGCACACCATAAATGGCCTGTATTCTAGGAGTCCTAGGAGCACGCAATACTCTGACAAAACAGATTATCCAAGATGAGATTCTGAATCCCATCTTAGATGATTTGGCTGTAAAACCTTCCAGGGTGCTTGTTCCCTCGGAGCCTATGTCAAGTACATATATTGAGTGCTGGGCCACACGCAATGGAATTACCGTAGATTCTGTAAAATCTGACTGGGTCAAGAATGGACGGCGGGCGGGTATTATACGCGACGCATATATTGAAAAGGAGGCGACCGCACTGCTTATCTTTGAGGGGCCCAAGAGTCGGTACTTTCTGGATCTGGCGGAACGAATTGCTAAGAGGCGTCCGGAGATGAAAGTGTATGTGGTGGAATCCAAGGGTGTAAGCCCTACACTACTGGAAGTAGAAGCCGCTGCACGATTTAATATCAAGGAGGACGATGAGGCAGCCATTCTCACTTTGCCGAAGATGTGGGCATCATCGGCAAAGAGTGTGATGTGTTTGATTAAAGATGATTAAAAGGGTGACTTCTGGCCTGTTGCTGCAGTAAAAGCCATATTACCAGCTATTTTTGCGGCCTTTTTCATTTTTGCCCCAAACCCCTCGGCATGTAGCCCGCGATTGCAGACTAAGAACAGAGCCCAGGCATTCACAAAGCCCAAGCCGACTAATGCGAGTGGCACTAACATACCAGCCATAGCCCTTCCTTTAGAAACGGCTAATAAGACTGAAAAAACCGCGAGTACGGCGGCAAAGGCGTTCAAAAGACCAATAAACCAAAACCACGTGCAAACCGTTGTGCTGGAGATAGATTTAGACCAAGCGGGTTCGGCAGGCATTTTTTCTAACATAATGCGTATATTTTTTCGTGGCTCATTATAGAAAATGCCTAATCGGAACAGAACTAACCGTAAGAATAAGAGTCGGAAGAATCGGCGTTGCTGGAGCCGCCGTAATCGGGCTCAGTATGGCGGTGCTACGGTGCATTCCGGAGCCCCCGTGAATGATACCAGTATGGCCCTTGGCCAGAAGGACAGTTTATCCCAGGGTCAGCAGTTTGAAAGCATTCACCGCACGCAACACGGCGGGGCCGCGGCCTATCCTTCCGGAGTTACGGATAGTGTTCTCACGGGCCCAATGATTGCCGCTGCGCGCACTGGACCTCTTGATGTAGCCATTGCACAAACCCGTGGTATGCAGGACGGAGGGAGACGTCGTCGCCATCGGAAAGGCAAGAAGACCCACCGGCACTCTAGACGCAGACGCGTCCACCGGGGTGGTGGCCACACTGTAGCGACTGGCTCTCCTTTAACCGCTAATCCTATGTTGCTTCCTTCTGGGCTTGAGAAGTCCGCGCAGCTTAATAGTGACTGGGATGCAGCGAGAAATCCCAATTACTGGGCCCCTAAGCAGTAACGGCTCCCAAGCAGTAATAAACTAAAGTGCAGCCCATTTTCCGACACGGACTGTCTCCGAGGTCTCCGGGGTCGGGGGCTGTTGAGGTAACATAGATTTCAATAGCGGGCCTTGTTGTTTGAGTGCTGTAATCTCCTCTGGAGTCGGTATCACAAGGACCGAAACATATGCTTCACCAAATTTGGGTGTTCCACGAACTGGCATACCCAAACCTGGCATTGTCCCTGACCACATATTTTGAACCCCGGCCGGAATTTCAATAGGCACTCCATTTGGAAATCCAGGATGCCCATGCAGTAGTTTTTTAGTACCCAATAGTGCTTCTGTCAAATTGATGCTAATAGACGTCTTAAGACGGTTACCTTCCCGAATCCAGTTACGGGCGTCACCCTCCTCTTCTGCCTCCCTCAAGACAACAGTTACATCACCGGGTTCCGTATATCCTTGACTATCTGAGCACATTCCAGAAAATACAACAGTATTCCCTGCCATCATACCTGGCTCAATCTTGATCTCAAGTGTCTTCTCATCTGGAAGGACGCCGCGCCCTTGACATCCAGCACATTTACCAACCGGCTTTTCCCCTTTACCTCTACATGCACCACATGGCCCATGACTGAGCATTTGAATCGGTCCCATGTGTACCATCTGCCGAACTTGCCCCTGGCCATTACAGTCAGAACACGTCTCCATTGACTGTGCGCCTGAACCCCTGCATGAGGAACAAAATGATTGGCGACCCAGTTTTACATCAAGGTGACGACCCACATAATAGTCTGAAATCCGAAGGGGGAGATCTTGAGATTTGCCTGGCCCCTTTCCTTCCCGCCGCCTATTCCCAAACCCACCTCCTCCACCCATCGGCCCCCCAGGAAACATGCCACCAAACATACCGCCAAACATCTCAGCCATGGGGAACGGCATTCCACCTGGAAAGGGGCCACCACCACGACCCTCACCTTGCTCAGAAATGGAACCAGTCATGTCGTACATTTTACGACGCTCGTCATTACTTAGGACCTCGTGCGCCTGACTGATCTCCTTGAATTTTTCGGGATCACCGCCCTTATCTGGATGATGCTCTTTTGCCAGTTGCTTATAGGCTGTGCGAATTTCTGACGTATCAGCATTTCTGCTAACACCTAACACAGAATATAGGTCCTTATCAGTCATTCTAATATCATCATAATATACGCGTTTAGGTATTTTTAACTATCTGCGTAGTCATCTAAGCACCGAATAATATTATGAGAGCAGATGAATAACTTGTGTAAAATAAATACATGTTTGGTTGGAATGGACAGTATTGTAGATCAGTTAAATGGATGTTTAGATAATCCACCGCACCTTTTTCTAGTTGGATTTTCTGGTACGGGAAAGACAACTTTAGCAAAAGAATTTATTAGCACATACTTCAAATATCATAATATAAGCAAAAATGAGGAGTCTGATTATTTTGTAGAAATATCCTCACACCAGGATCGTGGAATTCATACATTCAGGCAAATCTTGAATGACCACGTTCGTTGGTTGGCCCCCCGAAAAGGTGTTTATCGGTGGATTATCATTGACGATTGTGATACTTTGCCGGCAATTTCTCAGCAGGCTCTGAGAAGGCCTATGGAAACATATAGCCACATTACAAGATTTCTCTTTATAAGCCAAAATCAAGAGGCCTTAATTGCCCCTCTGCAATCGCGCTGCCATATAATCATGATTGAGCCAACAAATGATAAAGATGTTTATGAGAAGATTGCAGAAAGAGAGGGATTAGATCTAAAAGATATAACCAGTGATGCTATGACCGAATTAATTTCATTATCTATGTGTTCTGTCATGAAATTTCAGAGTTTAATGAGAATGTTATATGCATTAAAGATTGCAGGTGATTGGAAAGTGTTGGATATAGAATATATTCAAAAAGTGTTTGATCCGCACATTTGGGGATCTATGCAGCAGTTAATGATAATGTTGATGAAAAATGACTGGGAGGCCGCACAGAAACAGATGTATAAAATCTGGGAACTTGGTTATTCCTTTGAGGATATTCTTTTTGAATTAGAGCACACTGTCGTGGTGATGAATGTAATTGATCATCGGGCTTGGTATAACATCCAGCAATTTTTAATCAAAAGTTGGATTTATCATAGCCAATCCAGATCCAGTATCATAGATCTGATGATGGCATGTGGGGAAGTTAAACCATGGGGCCTATAAAATAAGTCTTGAATGATGGCTAATGCGGCCTTCGCGGCGGTGTAAGGCGGAAGAGTCTATAGATACCAAGTAAGATGACTAAACTATTTCGTGAAACTCCGCCATTAGATATAGTTATAAGTACACTCCGGGCTCTGGGATTTAATGGGATAGCAGATACAAAGATTTTTAGCGCTGAGGAGGTTCGCTTAGATACCTTAGAGGCCTGGGCACCGATGCTGGAACCCTATTATTTACCGTGCAAGGCCAAGCGCTATTTCAGTGACCTGGACTCCCGCCGTGTAATTACACTCTTAAGACACATGCTGCCGGCACATGGATTTCGGCTGCAGACCTATGAACGACAGCATCAGGGGAAGAAGCGCACGGTGTATCAGATACACCCTGCGACACCTCGTTTATTGGCGGAAGGTGAAGAAATTCGCGTATTATTTTTATAGGACCCCAGCCCTCGCAAACAAATCCCTGATAACCAGATCGCTTTCTGCAATCTGGCTTTCAGACATCTTCAAGAACCAGCCGAAGGCTCGTCTGTCGCGAAGCTCGGGCCACGGTAGTGGCACATATTGGGCCATGCTATTAATCTCAAACGGCATAGATCCTTCTTGACCAGCGGCCAGTAAGTCCTCAATCTGGATTCTGCGACCCGCGGCGCCCTTGCGACCCACTTCTGCCAGGGGGCGTACTTCTATATCAGAGTACATAGTGGCTAGAGCAAGATACTCCCACTTGTGAGCACCACGGGCCGTATCACCGCCGCCTGATGAATTCAGGCGATTCTTAGACTTGGCCTCCCATCCAGCCCAGAAGGGGTCGGCAGGTTTGGGAGACCAGGCCACCTGGAAATTTGGCACATTTGTACCAGCAGTACCAGAAAATGACTCATCTGAATCTGTTCCAAAAAATACGGGCTTATTGGGGAGTTTACCGAAGGGTTTCAGACAGATAGTGGCTGGGGCTACCCATAGGCCACCATACTTATTCAAAATGGCTGCGCGAATCCAAGCGTGGTCAGCGGGCTCCAGAGTGACTAGAGGGTTCTGAAGCCTGTCTGGCATCTCAGACCAGCCACCGAGCCTATCGGCGAGGCCCTCCAGACCGCTTATTGCTTCAATACGGTATTCTGCAGAATTGTGCTTAGCGATTGACTCGTAGCAGAGATTCAGAAACGGCAGATTGATGGCCCGCGATGATCTGGCTCCAAAATCATATGACTGGCGAGCGTTGAGTACAGATGTATCATAAAATATCCAAATGGCGGGCTTGTCCATGCCACGTTGCATTAGATCTTTTACTTCAAAGGGACTATTACTAATCATTCCTTGACTCACAGCTGAGCCTAAACCAATCGCCAAAACGCCTACTAGCACTACGGTGAGTGGCATCATCCAATCCTTCATCTTCTCTTCCAATAGATTACTTATCTGTAATTACATACCTCTGCATCCTGGCAAAATGTTCACTGATTCGTTTATCCTCTTCTGCCATACGGTTAGCCCGCTGAAGCTGCTGTTGTGCTAGACGGCGCTCACCTTCAGCGATTGCATCCATTTCCTCGGAACTCAGGGGTGCAGGGGCGGATTTTCGTTCACTGGCAGCGGCATCAAAGGATTTATTGCTGACCCGGACATCCGATACTTGGTGGCTGAAGGTTGAATCGCTTGTATAGGCCCTCTTCAGATCGGTGTATTTCAGACCATTCAGATTTGCGCCGGTGAAATCTTCTGGCTTCTCACGACCCAGCTCTATTCCCATAGTGGGTGCCATTACAAGCGCCTCGGGTTGCCGATTTGCAATCTGATTATTAGGACCACGTTGATTTGCCCGATTCTTCACCTCGTTCTCAAAGGCCTCGTTGAAGACTGACCGATTGAATTTGCCGTTGAATTTGTTCTTGGATCCGCCTGCAGCCCCATCTGTTTCGGCGTTTTTCAGCCAGTCCCCGTAACCGTCGCCGTCGGGGTCGGGTAGCCTGGTCTCTTCAAATACCTTATTAAATGTCTCCATGTTCAGACTCTTTGGGTTCAACTTGACGGGTTCGGCCATTTTCCAGCCGTCGGAATGTTGCTCACGTGCGGCCGTCAGTCGTGCCGGTGACTCTTCTGAGACATTCACGGTTTCCGTGCGCCCCCCGCGTACCCGCCGGAGAATATCACCCAGATATGCATAGGCACGAGTAACATTATCAAAGGCTTGCTCGGACCCGCCCTTGTCTGGGTGTGCTTTGATAGATGCCTTCTTATATGCATCTTTCAGACGCTTTTCATCAAGCGCCACCTCTTCACTCAAGTCTAAGATTTGTAAGCACTGTGAGAAGAAGGAGATGGCTTTTGCATGGGCACCTGGGTCTCCTGCTCGGCTAACAATGCGACTTTCAGAGGCTCCATTTCCTCTATGTCCTTGGACTTGTACCTGTTGTTGATGGCCGTTTGTTTGTTCACCGGGAAGGACGGCGGGATCTCCACGACGAACCGATACAACATATGAAAGAATTGGCCCATAGAGCCCGGTTCTTTTGGCGGTTGCCACATATTCCTGTCCTGCCAAGAGAGTTTCTATCATTTGAATCCGTGTTGCGGGAGATTGTATCTGTAAAATATTTTTATAGATACGAACATGAGCTTCTGGAATACCACCGGCAGCAAGTGAGATATTATTGCCCATGGCAAACCTCTTTCTATCACTTTAGATTCGTTCTAATTCTTATAAAGCGCACATGTATTTAGTGCCCCGTCTCAAAGCGCAGCCGTGAGGGTGTCAGCATAGGAATATGCGGTTCACATTCCCAGCCGAACCGTTTCCCAAAGGTTTCCAAGTGAAATTGGTCGGGCCAGAATTGGGGTAGCTTAGCCGGCAAAGACCTATAGGGCGTCTTCAACATGAGGCCCCAACTACTCAGAGGTAAAACAATGGCAAGTTGTTCTTGAGGCTTGAGCGGCTCTCTCACAGTTACCTCATCGCTGGGCAGTACAAAATGCTGTAGCAAATCCTTCCACGTAGGAGGATATCCTGCAGGATAGACCCATTCAAGATCCACGGGGAGACCTTGATAGTAATTGAGAATCCAACACCAGCCTTGCCAGAAGTCTGCGACACACTTCTTGCGATGCCATTCGGAACTATCGCCCAAAGCCATTCGGCTATATCTAAGGGGCCAGTCAGGTCGCAGCGTAGTACGCTCACCTTCTATTTTTACAAGAGGTGCCTCGGCCTGCTCTCTCAAAGGCAAGTTATCCTCTTCTGATTCCCCGAGTCTGGCCGACATTTTACGCCGAATGGTTGTTAAGATAAGTCGCTCCTCTTGACCCACCATCCATTTGGCAAAGGCCTTCAGACCTTCGGCCTGGGGTTTTGCTATACCATTTTCAAAGGCAACAAGGTGGTTACCATGTTTCCAGAGGGTCTCAAGGCAACTCAGTAAAATGGAGTGGCCTTCATCGCGCATACGGAGAGAAAGGCCTGTTGGTAGAAAATCGTTCCCACAGAAAGACATTCCAAAGATATAATCATAAAACTGTTCTCTGGACCACTCTTTGCCACGTTGTAGTGACTTCCGTAGTTCTCCAACCTTGAAAAACCCGAGTTCCACGTTCTCTGTTTCACTGGGTCGCACCAATTTTCCAAAGGCCATTGACTCCCTGAGAAGATAGAGTGGGTATGCATCACCGAGTTTATCTCCGGCGAGTAAGCACAAAAGAATCAAATCCGCATCTAGGCCATAGACGATAATAGGGCCCTCTGTCAGTTTGTTGGATAAGAGCCACCGAAGCACCTTATGTTCACCTTCGCCTGGTTCATCTGTGTCACTTATAATCCAGTTAAATCGGGCACCAGTGGCCCGTAATGAATCGCCCATATTTTTCATGAATACCGTACCAGGAGTAATTGCATTTGTATCCCACTGCTCTTCTGCAGATGCTGGGCCTGTAGTGGCCTTAGTAGCAGCCGATTTAAATCTGCGAAAGCGTTGTTGCTTTATTTTGGCATAAGGCACGACCCCATCCAGGGCTACATACATATGTAGAGGGGCACCGGCTGCCCTCCATATGTGAGTAAGATATCTACATACTTCATCTTGAAGTGTTCGCTCCCATGCCGAGCAGCCAGGATTATTGGCTCCAGGATATTGAATACTTAACATTTTTGGTTCTCTTAGCACGTGGTAAATCATACAATTCATATCTATTACGAGCGTACGTGCATTGGGCGGTGCCACTTTTTGTATAGCCTGTGGAATTTTTGTTATGAGAGTTCTATAATACGAAGGGATACCCATAGTTTTATATAATTATGTTAGATAGGCCTTATGTCGTCACCCGTGCCTGAAAAAAAAGATATGTATACAGAGCTTGTTAGAATATCGCGAGCACTAATAATCCCACCGACGACCGATTTTGTTCGGTTACTTCCGGATGGTCTTGTATTGGGTGTAGGATTATTAGCGTTTATCAGTTTTTGTAAGTCATACGGTGTACTTCTGGCATCTATGCTTGAAATAATGCTAATACAGAGGTTATCTTCAAATGCCGTTGCAGCTGTATCACCTATTTTAGGAGGACCCAACTTTAAAGAGCCTGTGTGTCAAAATGGGTTTATGTATAAAAATTTGATGCGAGTATCCATTATAGAAACTTTGGGATGCCCCTCACAGTTTCCATCACCGACCATGTTCTTTTTATCGGCAGTTCTTACGTATATGGTTAGTTCCGTACAAGAATTCGCAAAGGAAATTACAACGCTGGGCGGTGATATATCAAATAGACGCGTTATAACGGCCGTATTTAGTGGATTATTTTTGCTTGTAGTATTTATATTTAGAAACGTCTACGGCTGTGAAGATTTTGGACCCCTCTTATTATCATTAATTTTTGGAGCTCTTGTGGGCTTCCTAATCATGCAACAGAATAAGGCCTTGTTTGGACGTGCAACTGTCAATATTTTGAATTTGCCTATAATAACAAGTGCGGCAGAAATGGGCAAACCCATGTTTGTATGCGGGCCTAGTTACAATAGTGGCAGCGACAGTGGTAATGGGGGTGATATTGGTGATGACCTAGGATCACTATAACTTTACTTATAGTAAGACCCGGCATAAAATATAGGATAACTCTAGAATGTCGCTGGTTTCAGCTTCAAGCTTCGTTGGAGGAATAAAAGAATATTTATATCGCGGCTTTCAACAACTACCTTTAGTGCTCGCGATGACCTCATTTCTTTTTACTGTGACAACTGGATCTCTAGCACATACCACCTTGTTTACGGGCCTTGTATTTGTTATGCCAGTTTTCACATATATATGTCAGACTTTACTGAATATAACGGGTACAAATAATTGGAGGCGATCCAAGGCAGACTCCTGTAATATTATAACTGACTACAAATCTCTAAAGGATTTTAGTTATTACGTGAGCACTGATATCAATAACTGGAATAATATACCCAGCTTTTGGTTAACAAGTGTCTGCTTTTTCTTTGGTTATGTCTTAGCTAATGCATATGATACTATAGTAGAACCTGGTGATACAAATAAGCCTATGAATTATGAAAAACGCATAACTACTGGAACATTTGTGGCATTTTGCGCAGCATTTGTCTTTATTGTATTATTAATTGTACGGTTTAACTTGATGAGCAGTTGTGAGGGTACAAGTACATTGGCGCTTGTAATATCTGGATTCTTTGGAGCTGCATCTATTGCTATAGGTGTTGGTCTATATAAAATATCCATACAGTGCGGAGCAAAAACCTCTGATATGCTTGGTATCCTATCACAGATACTCCCTGCAAGCGCCACTTCTCCTACGCCAACCGTGTGTTTAGCACAGAATTAGACACCAATAAATCTCAATAATAAATCCATCTGCCTCCATGCGGCTTTCCATTCTGGCGGCTTTAATACACCCGCATAAGTTCCACGTTGGTATAGAGACTTTAAATTTGTGGCACACTCGCGTAATTTTATGTTAGAGTAGGTAGACTCTAACATATCCTCCTTGAATTCTGTTTCAACATCTCTGGATTTATTGACTGCATTATGAAGGCGATATACCCAGGCGCGCATGTCTTCTTGTAAATATCCACCCGATTTATTTGTGAATGCTTCGGGTGGGTTTCGTAAGATCCATTCACGATAGTGTTCCTGACAGGCTTTACAAGGAAGAAGGGACCAGAGAGTTTTTAGTGTATTTTTTAATGCGTTCTGCTCATCTCGCTGTATGGATAATATAGATTGGTTACCTACGCGTTCAGCAATACCGTGTAATAAGTTCCAGGCGTTTGGACCCCATTCTGCCGGTGAAACCATGTGAATGCTTACCGTAAAAAATGAAATTGTGCTAACCTAAACAAACGCACAATGGCACAAGAATACCCAATACCGCAATGTCTGTGGGAAAGCCTGGATGCCGTATTGTATTCTAAAGGGGTTTCCTTGGCAAAAGAAATTGCAAAAGAGTTGAAGCTGCCGGTACAACCTCTTCTTGGTTTGTTAAACAAAGAAGAGGGTGCTAAATTCATAATCGCACCAGATGACAGTTCTAATACGTATCAGTGCCAGGCGACAGTGCAAAATGGTTCCACTCTTATGCGGTGCAGGTGTGCCACTCTTGGCCTCGTCGGCAAGTTCTGTGTATCACATGAACGATCTGTAAGCGATGTCCCTGCTGGTCTAGATACGGTGCAGCGTGTTATATCCCCTGATGGAATTTATATGGCAAAGGGGCCAGAAGTTTATACATTGAACGGTAAAAGATGCGGTCTTCTACATGGAACTAGACTTACTCTGTTTGAAATGGAAGCGTAAAAGCCTAAACCCGTCACACGTTTTTTATGTAAATGGATGTGTCATTTGACGCAGGTAAGACTGTAGAATTTTCAGATGCCTATGCATATAAATGGCCCTCTTTTAGTGAGGCTATTAAATTTAATATTGGTAGTACAATTATAAAAAAGGGGAAATCTAAAAATAAAAGGGTAAAGACCCGTGTAAAGTCTAAGAAGAATATTATACCCCTTTATAAAAAGTCACTACCACCCGTTTCATTTAAAATCTATGAAGGACCAAGGCTATTTGTGCCGTCTACTATCAGCTTGACACGTTCAGAAAAATTAAAGTTTGATACCGTTAATTTATATAATCCCATAAAAAGAGGGTTTTCAAATGCATTTTTTGATATAAAGACCAAATATACTTTCCGTTTTCATAACGATAAATCCATGGCATTTTTAAAATTACCAGATGTGTCTAACTTTATGCAACAATCTTATAAAAAAGATGAATATGAGTGGAATAAAATAAGGCGGCTCTTTTTAAGACTATTTAAAATTAAACGTATGATGCAAAAGATTTGTCGTCTCTGGCTATATAGAAAGTCTATGAAAAATATAGTAAATACGGAAGATGTTGTTACCATGGAAGTTCCCAAAAAGCCTGTATATGTCATTAATATTCAACGGCGTTGTAGTTATGTATATGAAGCTAGTACTTTAAGAAAAGCCATAAACAATCGTCTTTTATCTTGTGACTATATGTTTATAACACCTCTGTATCCCTTGAACATCCTTTCAAATGAGGAATTCACCTACATGCAATCGGTATCTATATATAACCAATTAAAGGTCTATGGAGGATGTTCATGGGCGTTGGAGCGATTCAAGGTGTATGGTTTCAATCTAAAAGTCTTTGAAACAAAATGCAGCCAACAATTAAAACTGGCTGCCATTGACAACCATTTTTATTCAGACAATGAATTATTATTTGAGACTGTTTATGATTATTTTACGCTAATGGCCGATTTTATAAATGTGGACGAATTCTACATAGCAGAATTTAAATATGATTTTTTGAATAGTACAAGGCGTTCAGATTATGTGAAGTCGTGGATAAAACTTACACGGCGTAAGTATGTATCTCAGGTTACGTGTGATGTAAATGAAATACAGGCGGTAGGTGAAGACTCAGGTAAATTATTGGCACAGGTTTATTCTGTATATCAGAACCGTTGAAGGTCTAAACGCACATCAAACATTTGTTTATAGATGGGTCTTGTAGAGTCAACTCTTAAATCGCAAGTTGTAAAACCCTTGGTTCGGCCTGATTCCAGTGCGCCTTTGCCACATTTTGCATTAGAGTCTGCAAAGTTCACAAACGGTACCGTGGGCTTTGTAATTACGACTACCGATCTTGCAAAAAATACCAGCATTTCAACTCATAGTATAAAGGGATCTTATACAGTTATGGGGTCATCCCATATATTTGTATGTAATGATGATACGGTTATTACATTTTTTAAGGATGTAGATACCATCAAGGTAGTATGTAAGGTAGATAGGGCAAATACGAATACTGTAATCATACGGCCTTGTGTGACTGTGTATGAGCCTATTGACTCAGAAGAAATAGATAAGCTTGCTAAATTATATGCATGATGGCTATCTTACAGATCCTAGGATGAGTGGTATACAGCAGAAAATGTAGGTAAGACAGCAGAAGGCCATATCACGAGCTGCATCGGGTTCCTCTTTGCTTGTTTCCTTTTCTTTACCTTGTTTGTCTTTTTCATCTGATTCCTTGGATAGCGGGTTTACAGTGTAGGTCTCGGGCATTATCTAGAATACCTGAGAAAATTTTAGACTGTCCATAAAAATTGATACTTGCCTTTTCCATTTGCAACCCACAAATGGAGGAACTGCGTGCAGAACTAGCGGTTCTTGAAGAGAAGTACAAGGCGGTATTAAATGAAATAGAAAAGTACCAAGATTTGACGACCAGCCTACATGTAGATTCTGAACACCTTGAAACTGAAATGTTTGGTGTTAGGCGTAAAATAGAAGCGCTTTTACCCGTATTATCAGATGACGAGAAAAAGAGTTTAAAGCGAGATCTGGATTATATAGGAAAAATAAATTCAGTGCTTGATATTGAACAATGTACACTTCGTATTATTCTGGAAGGCTATGTTGCACCTCATGGTGTGAAATGGTGTGCGTATATAGAGCCTGGAGGAGATCATGACCCAATAACAATATATGATATAACAATAAAACTATGCACGAATTCAGAAATTATAGAGCGTATAGTGCGTTCATGTTTCACACAATCTGGATGTTGTATTAAGGATGATACTAATCAGGAAAAAATGACGCGTTCACAATGGTTCAGTGGGCGCAATAATCCTAGCGAGTGTTCTGAGCGTTTTCATTATGACCCTGAAATGCTAGATAAACTTCTTAAAGAAGTCTAATTAAGCCTATTACATCTGTGTACATCATTGCAGCCTGCATATTAACAGTTAGTATGTTAATAGGCTATTAGTTCAAACACTTTTTTACTAGGCTGCATCGGCAGCCTCGCTTCTAGGTGTGCCTTGCATTCTGCGTACAATTCGTCATATATAGATGTCCAATCAAGAGAATTGAGCGGGCTACTGATTACGTGCTGAATAGATGAATATACTCCGAGACATGATTTGTTTCGGAGCATATTGTTGATGTATTGATATGTGGCCAATTGGGTCGTTTTTCCTAGACCGTGACCATGCGATTGCTCCTTGTCTTTCAAAGGCCACTCATCCGGTATGTCATCTACGCAATGAGGAAAGTACGAGTTGTAGAACATTTCCTTGTAGAAGTCACTCTTCCACGTATAATCGGACTCCATGTATTCCTCTAGGACGACTTGCCAACAGGGTGATCGTTTGAGATTTTCTTCTAGGTCAAGCTCAATACTTTTTAGATTGGTTTGATTGCTGGCTAAGACGGTTCGTGCGCAGTCTACTAGACACTCGGGTCGTATCTTGTATAGCCTGCGTCTCCTCAAAGATAGCTCAGAGTCCAAATCATCAACCATAGATTGAATTTCACTCGGCACATCTATCAGATTCAATGGCTCTAAAGAGTTCACCAGTGCGGCGTCTGATACAATTACTAAGACCATACACGCGCATCTCCGCAAACAATCGGATACGTCTAGAGCCTTGATAGTCTCAAAGGCTTGTAGCCGGCCAAGCGCATCACAACGCTCGCCCAAGATCTTCCATATCCTTTCTGGCAAAATCCCCCTAGCAATAGACCAAGCCTCTAAGAGTTTGCCTCGTTTCAAACAGTCAGTTAAAGCCCCATCCAGGCTATCATACGCCTTGGCATGTTTGAAATATGGTGTCCATGTTTTTGAAATCAAAGCGCCCCGGACAAGAATCTGGAACCCTGTAGAATCTGCTGTTCGCATATTAGACCACACATATACATGTTTTATCCAGGCATCACGATCTAACTCATCTGATTGTTGGCAACCTAGTATATCATACAGAGTTGTCAAACAGTACTTTCCGAATCCGATGTGTTCTATCCATATGGACACCAAGACTTCAAATATATCTTCCATCATACCGCTATCGTACAGCTCAAGGCCCCAAAATACTGCCTCTCTGCAATTATGTGTAATTATCGCCCATTTAAATGCGCATATGACCTCTTCATAATGATAGATATGGAGGGTAAGCGCTTCCTTCGGTATTTTCATTGTTGTTGCCCAGCCTATATACGGGAATTGGCTTCATTTTTACTAGTGGAATTAATCAGGATAATGAACATACCGGATGCACACGAAATTGTTCCAGGCATTTGGTTGGGTAACAGGAGGGCTGCTCTCAACGATAAGTGGTTAGCGGAAAAGCAAATCACAGTCGTATTCAATGCAACAAAGGACTTACCATTCTCGCCGACCATTAAAAAACAGTATCGTATTCCGGTGAATGATAATTTAGAGGCAGAAGAAATTCGCAATATGACATTATGGTCTCATGAGATATTGTATAATTTGCTGAAGGAACAAAATGCGGGTAATAAAATACTTGTTCATTGCGCTGCTGGTATGCAGCGTTCTGCAGCAATTATGGCAATGTATTTGATCGCAAAAAGGGGTATGAGCTGGAATCAGGCTGTTCAATATATTCAAAATATAAGACCTATTGCATTTCGGCCAGGAATAAATTTTAAAGATAGCATT